GGTCCGTGTGTGACTCCAGCCATTTTGGCGCCGGAGCACTGTAGACGGGGATCCAACAGCTGAAACACACAATGGGCGCCAAGGCATCGAAAGCAAAAGAGAAAGGAACAAGTAGACGGGTGGAGACGCCCGGGTCTCTGGCGTCCGGATTGGCGACCGTATCGGGGTCCAAAATTTCCCCGGCAACGGAAGGGCAGCGGCAACTCTTGGCCGATTCTCGGTCGCTGAGTCAGTTGGCGACGTTGCTTGGTGTAGGCAAGTCGACCGTTGGGCATTGGCGGACGGGCGCCCGGGTTCCAGAGCGCAAGGAGCGGCTGCTCCTTGAGGCGCACCTTGGGATCCCGCTGGCGTCGTGGGATCGCCCGCCGGCTACGTGCCAGGAGCCGGCCTCCCACACTGGGTCGAAGTGCGAGGCTCCGGAGGGGGTCGACGAGGACGACGAGCAGTCTGGCGTCTTCGCGGTTGTCAAACAGCTGCGCGAACGGCGGCTCGAAGCCGAGGCCGCCAACGACGAGCGACAATGGGCCGAGTGGGCGTGCGCCGAGCGGCTCTGCCTCGAGTCGCAGGCGCAGTCGCTCGTGGCTGAGGTGGGCGATTTGGACCGACTGCGGTGCTCTCCGTCCTACGGGGCGGTGCGCGCGGCGGTATTGGCCACGATCGACGACGGGGCGCTACGCGACGTCGTTGCTCCCTTGCTCCCTGCGCAGCCTACGGCCGGGCCCCTCGTGGAGCTAGAGGCCGTCCGGGCCGACTTGGGAGCGCTGGCCACGGCGGCTGCAGCCCGCACGGTGACCGCGGTCGAGAACGTTACGGCTCGTGAGGTGACTGGGTTGCTGCGGGTCGAGATCGACTGCCGCAAGGTTGCCGCGAAGTTTGGGTCGCTCGTCGCACCTCGTGAGCTTTCGGAGTCACGACCGTGGCTGGCCATCGCTAGTGCGCTTTCGGGTGCGTTGCGCGGGTTCGCGGCGGCGCGGATCGCTGTGCTGTCTGCTCTCGAGACGCTTGCCGCTAACCCGCTAGCGACGGTGCTGGGTGACCTGCTTTCGAAGGTGCGGCATATCTTCTTCCCGTCGGAGGAGTTTCGCGACGACCCGGTGAGGTTCTGCCGCGAGGTTCTCGGGTTTGAGCCGTGGTCTCGCCAGCGGGACATTCTTGAGGCGATTCGCGACAACAAGTACGTAGCGATTCGCTCGGGGCAGAAGACGGGCAAGAGCCGCATCGTCGGAGCGGCTGCGATCTGGTGGTACTGCGTTTGGCCTGATGCCGCGGTGTTGTTTTCGAACAGCACCGGCAAGCAGCTCGATGGGATCAACTGGAAGGAAATAAAGCACCTAGTCAACGACTCGGGGCGTTGTCAGGCCTGCGTCGAGAATGACCCGAAGGGCCCGGTCCCCTGCCAGCACTCACAGGTGGTGGACGGCGAGTTGCTGAAGAGCGCGCGCGGTGGGCTACACAGTGGCAAGCGCTCGGTGCTTGGTATCCAAGCGAAAGACGCTGAGGGCATTCAGGGATTCAGCGGCGCGCACCTGCTGATTATCGTCGACGAGGCGTCGAGTCTTAGCGCGGATCTGTTCCAAGCGTTCTTCGGAAATACCGCGGCGTCCGGCGCCAAGATGGTGATGGTGTCGAACCCCACGCGGCAATCGGGTCCGTTCTTTGACGCATTTCACAAGAACAAGTCGCGATGGCTTACCATTCAGATCTCAAGCCTTGAAGCGGCGACCGAGGGCGTTCCCGGGCTCGCATCGATGCAGTATTGCCTGGACGTACTCGCGTCGGACGAGCGCGGGGAGAAGTCGCCCTTCTACCAAGTCCGCGTGCTGGGTGAGTTCCCGTCGAAGGATACCGCGGCGATCTATCAGCTCGAAACGGTGCTGGTTGCGCAAGAGCAATGGGAAACTACCGAGCCGTCTGGGCGTCTAGTGATTGCGATCGACCCCGCCGGTGAATCGGGGTCCGGTGATGAAATCGGCGTTTGCTGGGGCGGAGGAGACAAGATCGAGGGGCTCGAATTGGGCCTTGGGTGGGGCATCGATCGCTATGGCCTAGAGGTCATGCGGATCATTACCGACAACGGTTCGCGCTACGAAGGCAAACCGCTGGTTGCTGTTGATGCTGACGGTGTTGGCTACGAGGTGCATCGCGCGCTACGCGCGTTGCGCGAAGAGACACAAGCGTTCGATCTTGTCCCGATCTACTTTGGCCATGATGCCTTGGACTGGCGCAACTACGTCACAACCGGCGACGAGGCGCATGTTTGCTTTGCGCGGTGGTTGCGCGGCGGCGGGACGATCTCTCGTTCGTGGTCGAAGCTCGAGGACGAGTTGCGCTTCATGCAGTGGGTTCCCGTTCGCAAGAAGCGCTACGAGCGCGAACTAGAACTCTTCTCTGGGACGCGCAAGAACGACGTGCGCAAGGAGCTGCATCGCTCCCCTGACTCCCTCGATTGCTGCCGGATCTGGGCGTACGCGCAAACGAAGAGACAAGCGTCTCAATCGGTGACGACTCCGATCAAAGAGGAAACGAAGAAGCCAACCGCCTACGAGACGCGTGACCGCGCAGTTCGCGCAATGGATCCATATAAGGGCATGAGCAAATGGAACAGGTAGGGTTTGAGTTTTGTCCCGTCAGAAGTATCGCGGATGCTTCTGGGGGGATGCGTTCGAAGGGGCGCACCAAGCTGCTTGAGATTCTGCAGATCCCTGGTGTCACTGAAGCCTCAGTCGCGAAGATCGTCAAATGCAGTGCCGCCTTCATTTCGCTGGTTGTCGCAGGCAAGAAAAAGCCTCAACGTTGGGCGCTGCGAATTCGGTTCAAGACCGGCTTGGGCATTGAAGAGCCTTCGTGGGATGAGTCCGAATAGTTACCTAGACACAGTGCGAAGATAACCACCGTCAAGCTTGCGTGGGCTAGCAACGATGCGTGGCACTAGTTCCCCGACTACTCGCAGCACTCATGGGCATTTCGGCCTATGCGTTGCCGCCAGCGAACGACCAACTTTCGCTGGACAGTCATGCGGTAGAGGCTTCGCGCAAAGTCTTTGGTGGGCAACTCACTCCGCCCCCCGTTACGCGCGCTCGGTGGCATGTCGAAGATCTCGAGGATGCCGAGATTTCTGCGGACGCTGGGGACCTAACGAGCATTGGCCAGCTCTGGAACGCGTGCCGCTCGGACGGTGTGTTTGTTGGTGTTCTGTCGACTCGCACTGACGGGATCGTTGGTCTGCCGAAGCGGTTCCGGGGAGATGGGCAGCTCGTCGAAGAACTGCGCGCCGGCGGCGATTCGGTGCGCTCTGTATTCGATGAGATGTTCCCGCCGGCGGAACTCGCGGCTATTGCTGCCGACGGGATCGGTGTTGGTGTTGGCGTTGGTGAGCTCGTACCAGTTCAGGGTCGAGACTTTCCGATTCTTGTCCGGCACTCGCCGGAATTTCTCGTGTATCGATGGGCGGAGAACCGTTGGTACCTGCGGACCATTTGCGGACTCATTCCGATCAATCCCGGTGACGGGCATTGGATTCTGCACATTCCAGGCGGTCGCATTGCACCCTGGCGCAACGGTCTCTGGAAAGCTTGCGGGCGAGCGTGGATCGAGAAGCAGCACGCGCTGCTTTACAACCAGTCTTGGCAGGCGGTGCTTGCGCATCCGGCGCGTGCCGCAGTTTCACCGAACGGCGCCCCCGACGAAGTTGACGACGCTTGGTTTCAGAAGGTTCTCGCGTGGGGCGTGAACACGGTTTTCGGGATGAAGCCCGGATTCGACGTCAAGCTGATTGAGTCGAACGGGCGAGGCTGGGAGTCGTTCAGTAAATCAATCGAACGTTCAGAGCGCGAGTTCATCATCGCCTTGGCTGGCCAAGAGGTCACCACGACGGGCGGCAGTGGGTTCGCGAACGCGGACGTGCACAAGTCGATCCGTGCGGACTTGATCAAGGCGACGGCTGACGCTCTCGCGTATACCCTCAACACTCAGGGGATTTCGGTGTGGGTCATCGCTCGCTACGGCGAGGAGATGCTCGCGCGTTGCCCGTGCGTCGAGTGGGTCGTCACTCCCCCTCGGGAGCTTGCCGCTGAGGCACAGATGCTTGTCACTCTCGCGACGGCAATCACGACGTTGCGCGCAGCTTTGCTCGAGGACGGGAAGAAGCTTGACGTTGCCGATCTGTGTGTGCGCTACGGCGTCGCCATCGAAGGCGACAAGGACGGCGACGGCGTTGCCGACGGTGGGGCTGTTGTCCGTGAGTTCCGGAGGGCAGCCTAATGCCTAGGAGCTACTATCAGGGCCAAGGGTTGCAGGCGGTTTCCCCGATGGCGATCGGTGCTCTGTTTGAGTTGCCGAATCCAGAGCCCGAGCCCCGTATGTTTGGTGCGCTTGCCGTGGTCGATATCGTCGGCCCGCTCGTGCATCATCGCAACGCGCAGTTTGCGTCCTACGACGGACTCAAGGAGCGCGCAGCGTGCTGCTTTGCGAGTGCCGCCCGAGCGGTTTTGATCTCCGCTGACACGGTCGGCGGCGACTTCCAGGGGATGCTCGACACGGGCCGAGAACTGCTTGCCATGAGCCAAGCGTGCGGCAAGCCGCTCTACTGGTACGTGGATGGGCAAACGCTTTCGTCGGGCGTGTCTCTCGCGTGTTCGGCGCAGCGTATTTTCTGCCCACCCGGCGGGTTCTTCGGTTCGATCGGCGTGTACTTCTCGCGCAAGGACGAGACCCTAGCCGACAGGGCGATGGGGCAGAAGTGGACCATCATTTCGAGCGGAGAACGCAAACTCGATCAGAACCCACACATTGAGATGTCCGACGAGGCTGTCGCCGAGATGCGCGTCCACGTGGGCACCACTTCGAAGCTGTTCTTTGACTGGGTTGCAGAGCGCCGCGGTGTTGACGTGGGCACTCTTGCGGACCTTCAAGGGCGGATCGTTTTCGGGCGCGAAGCGCTCGCACTTGGGCTCGTGGATGAGCTCGCGAGTTTTGATGAAGTCGTGGCCATTTTGGCTGCGTCTTTGGAGCCCAACGCGCAGTCGGGCAGAGGAGTTGCGATGACACCAGAGGAACGCAAGGCGATGCTTGCGGCGTTGGCCAAGGCTGCCGCAGAGGGCGACAAGCAGGCCGAGAAGGCGCTTGCCGCTTTCGGGGAACCCGATGGCGACGAGGCGAAGAAAAAGGAAGAGGAAGAAGCCAAGGCGAAAGCCGCGGCTGATGAGGCTGACAAGAAGAAGCAGGAAGAGGAAGCCGCTGCGGCCGCCCGTGCCGCATCGAGCAACGATCCCGCCAGTGGCGAGAAGGCAGCTGCTGCCGCTCTGGCTGGCGTGAACTCAGTCACCGCGCGCTTGGATCGTCAGGAGGTTTCCGTCATGCTTTCGGCACGCGCAGATCTCCCCTCCGGGATGCGCGACAAGTTGCTCGGGTTGTCCCCTGCGACAGTGAAGTCGATCCTCGATAATACACCTGTCTTCCCGAAGCAACCGAGCGCCATGGCGGCGGCTCGCTCCGCGATAACCGTTGACTCAACCGTGACGGGAGCAGGCGATGCGACTGGTCCGTCTGACGACGCAGAACTGAACGCAATGATGGGGATCGCCGAAAAGCTCCCGGTCGTTGAACGAACTGAAACTGGCACAATTTTCCGGGCCACAACCCCAGAACGCGCGCGCGAAGCGCATGCGGCTTACAAGGCGTCTTTGGTTTCCAAGGGCGGGATCGGCGAGGTGGTATCTTGACCAATGCAGCAAGGAGCCGAGAGCAGACTCCGGAAGCATTTCGCTATAAGACGTTCACGCTAGCCGCTGGTCAGGTCGCATGGGCTGGCGCTCGCGCGGTCGTCAATTTGTCGACCGGCAATGTGCAGCGCGGATCTAGCGCCACGGGGCTTTTCCCCGTGGGTGTGTTTCTTGAGGATGTTGACGCGACCGCCGGGGCGCGTTCGGTCGAGGTGGATCTCGAGCGAGAGGTTCTGGCCCAATGGTGGGATAACGCAGCCGGCGGCGACGCTGTGCTGGCGACGCAGGTCGGCTCACTGTGTTACGTCTACGACGACTCAACGGTGACGGCTACCTCGACGGGACGCAGTGTATGCGGTCGCGTTTGGGAAGTCAGCCCTACCAAGGGTGTCCTTGTTGAGCTAATCGGAGACGCGGTGACTGTGCCGTCTCAGCGACTCAAGACGGTCGTAGCGGCCTTCACGTTCACGGCGAACGACTACGCGCCGACGCTGGCTCAGCTGCCACCCTCCGACTCAATCGTTACCGTAGGCACCACTGCTGCTGCCGCAACGGTGACATTGCCTGACGCAGCTCCTGAGGGATACAAGCTCACCTTCAAGGCTGACGGCACCGCGAACGGTCACACGGTGACCTATCGACAAGCGACGGCCCCAACGAATCTAACCACGGCTCTCACGGCGTCGCGTCGGCACATCGTGGAGCTGTATTTCAGCGGCACAACGTGGGCGGCGAACGCCTACGTGAACGCGTCCTAACCGGGGATTGCGGAAGGAAAGACCTAGAACATGCCTGCGATTACCCCTAAGTTCATGATGACTTTTCAGTCCAACTTGCAGCACATTGCGCAAGAGGACTTCCTCGCGGCCAGTTCCGATCTCTGGTACACGGAAATGGCCAAGATCGTACCCGTCACGACGGGTCACACGATCTTGACGTGGTTGCTGAACACGGCCCAGATTGAGCGCACCGGCAAGTTTGCTGGCAAGGTCACCTATCGAGACCTGATTAGCCAGAAGCTTGAGTTTGATGTCGGTGGCGCACAAGACGGCTTCAAGTTGCACCGCCACCAACTCGAGGATACTGACTCGGGACCGGCTTCAATCTCGCTTGCTGCTGAGCGTGCCGCGGAGTGGGGCCAGTGGATGGCCTATTACCCGCAAATGGAGACGTACCGCGCTTGCGTTCAGGGCAACACGGACGCGTTTATTTCCTACGATGGTCTCCCGCTTTTCCACGGCGCGCATCCGATCAATCCGGCGCGCCCGGGGAGTCCAACGTTCTCGAACCTTTGGACGACTGGATCGGGCCCTGGTCTGTTGCCGATCCACTCGAGCGGCACTGGCGCTGTCTCTCGAGAGACGGCTATGCAAAATCTAGGTAAGGCAATCGCCTACCAGAAGTCGATCAAGGCGTCGAATGGCGTCACGCCTCGCCGGTTGAAACTGAAGGGCATCGTGGTCGGTCCTGCTTTGGCGACCGACGCTATTACTGCAACGCAGTCCAAGATTGTTGCGGGTGTTTCTGGTTCTGGATTGGCGCAAGGCGGCACCAACGACGGCGAACCGATCATCAAATACATCGGGATCGGTAAGCCGATCATCGCGGACGAGTTGACTGAGGCGCAGTTTGCTACTGACTACATTCTGCTTTGGGAAGCGCCTGGTGCTCGTCGGCTTGGGCCGCTTGTCTTCGCCGAGCGCGAGGCCTTCAAAATGACCCAATACACGCCGATGGATCAGCGCGAATTGGGTCTCGTTCAGAATTTCGAGTGGCTACTGCAAGGGAGGAACGCACTGGTCGCAGGCCATCCGTACTTGGCGACATACGTCAAGGGCGTCGCGTAGTAAGCCGCACAGAGTTTCGCGTCGGGCCCCACCAACCCACACCTCGACGCGTGAAACCCCAAGACCCCGACGCTGCCTTCACCGGCGGCCCGGGGTTGAGGGGTTGAAAGCATGGCCGTTTCCTACATCGAGTTTCAACGTTACCGCACGCTTTCGGAGCTTCCGAAGGGGCGGATTGATACGTTTGAAAAGCGAGAACCGGGAATCATCCTTGCGAAGCTTGAGCAGAATTCACGCTTGGTCGAGGATCGGCTACGGCACAAGTACACGATCCCATTTCCCGAACGTCACTCGACTATCGAGGGGTGGATCGTCGGTCTTACTGACCCGTGGCTACTCAATCAGATTGGCTATGACTCTCAGGACAACGACCCGATCCCGGGGCGCATTGACAAGCTCGAAACGAAGGTGCACGAGGACTTGACCGACGCGACCGATCCGGCGTCGAACAAATGGAACCTCCCTCGAAAAGACGGCAAGGATCCGACGGCAATCTCGAAGGGTGCGCCTCGCGCTTACTCGGAGAATAGCCCATATACGTGGATTCGTCGCCAGGGGAGGGCCCGCCAATGAGCGCCGAAGATGCGACGATGACGATTCGCGGTTTCGCGATGCGCTGTCGTTCTCTGGCTGGTGCTGGCCCAGAAATGGCGCGACGCACCGCGGAGATCATGCGGGAAGAAACCGTTGCTTCGATTGCCAAACAGCAGAGCGTTGACGGGGTGAAGTGGGCGCCAAGGAAGGACGGCGGCATTCCGTTAGCCAATTCCCCCGACGCACTCTCAGCGCATTCCGAGGGAAACGTTGCGGTTTTGACTTTGACCGGTGTCGAGGTGTTTCATCACTACGGCGCCGGGCGCAATCCTCGCCGCGCAATCCTTCCGAGCAAGGGAGTCGACAAGCTTGGGATCGCTATCCGACGTGGGATCGTGACACTGTGTGATGAGTTCATGACGCGCGACGGTCGTCACGATAAGGGCGGCGGTGGCAAGTCTTGGACTCCCAAGACAGGGCGGTCAAAGTGAGCGCGCCAATTGCGGCCGTGTATGACCACTTGAGCGCGTGGTTGCGCGTTCGTGGCGGGTTTCCGTTACCGTTGTTCGGCGAGAACGAACTGCATAGTCGCGGGCTAGAGCACAGAAAGATCGTGGTTGCTCCCGGAGGACTTGCGCCGACGCGCGACTTGGGAAAGCTTCTCCCGCCTGAGACGCTCGGCGGAGAAACCACTCGGAGCATTGCGCGACTGGACGAGCAGTTTCGCTTGTACGTGGCCGCTTACGATCCTGAGGAATGCGAAGATCGGCGGCTTCAGTACATCGCGACGCGAGAGCTCTTTAATGTTGTTTTTGCCGGTCTGCGCGAGTCCTATCGTGCGTTCATTCCGGTGTCCTGTAGTTGGCAGGTGGGTAGCGTGGTGGCTCCGTTTGGTGCGGCACTGATGCTTGTTGCGACGGTGCGCGCTTCGATTTTGGACTGGACCGAGGGCGAGACCGCGACGGTTGGTCCACGTCTACCGGTGATTCATGAGCGGGTTTACGTCCCCTCTTTGGGTGAGGAATAGTCATGACAATTGCTGAAATCTCATTTTACGAGGTCGACGGACAGCTGGGGGCGGTTGACAATAGCGAGCTACCGATCGCAATTGCCGGTCTCGCTTTGCGAGGTTCCTACGAGCCGAGACTATTTGCGCGGTACGAGGACGCCGTTGCCGAGTACGGCGCAGGTGACTTGATTGAGGCGGGAGCTGTGCAGATCAAGGACTGGAGCAAGCCCGCGCTTCTTTGCCGAATCAATGCCGCTGACGTTGGCGAGGCCACCTTGGTGCTCACGGGTTGGACCGGAACCGCAACCCCAGCGGTGCATTCCGCCGGGCTCGCTCCCATTGAAACCGCCGAGTACCGAATCAAGTGCATTAGTGGAGGCACTCGAGGGACGGACGGCATCACGTACGTGGAGAGCTACGACGGCGGGCGCTCCTACGGTCCACTGAAGCAGCTTGGGGTTGCGATTGCATTCACGCTCAATGCGGCCATTGTCGGGACAGTTGTTATCGATCTTGGCGCTGGCACTTGCACCGCCGGTGAGGAGTTTATTGTCCGCACGGTAGCCCCTATTCCGACCGCGGCAGAGGTGACTACCGCGGTGGATCAGCTTGGCGTGCACAGTCAGGATTGGGACTGTCTCGAGGTGTCTTGCCCGATTGACGCGACGATTGCGAGTGCCCTGGACACCGCATTGGCCACGATGTCCGGTCGGGTGCAGGAACGCTACTGGGTGGCGAACGCGCGGCTGCCGTTGCCGAGCGAGTCGATCCCCACGTACGTCACCGCGATGACTGCTGCGTGGGGTTCTTACTCGACGCTTCGAGGTCACGTTTTCCCAGGAAACTGCCACTTCGTTTCCCGAGTGAATCAGCTCAAATGTGTTCGCCCTCGTGTCTGGGCGGTCGCTCCCTACATCGACAGGTTGCCGCGTCAGATTGATCCGGCTCATCTGGACAATGGAGCGCTTCCCGGCGTGACGCTCGTGGATGACAATGGCAATCCACAGTTGCACGACGAAAGAATTTGGCCCGCATTTGATGCGCTCAGACTAAGTAGCTTGTATAGCGCCGGTCGAGATGGTGTGTTTATCGGCAACGCGCGCACCAAATCACCCGTTGGATCTGACTACCGCTACGTGCAGATCCGCAGGGTCATCAATGTGAGTAAGCGGATCCTTTACGCGTACTTGCGCAAGGTCCTGAACAAAGACGTCATCGTGAGTAAGAAGACGGGCCGACTAACCCCGAGCTATGTCAGGTTCCTGAAGTCAGGGGCCGAGACGAGCGTTCTCTCGGTCCTTTCGGTTGGTCCAATGGTGTCATCGATCGAGGTTACGCCTGACGGCAACGCGCAGGTGCTCACGAATGAAACCGTCGATTTCGACTTCGACGTGGTTCCGAAGGGTTACATCAAGAACATTCGCGTGCGAGTCAGCATGCGCAACCCCGCTATGACGGTGGTTGGCTGAGCGGTTTAGCCGCTAGAAAGTAGGCAACTATGCCGATGGCAGACGGCTCCAAGGTCAAATACGGGAACGCATTTTCGCGCGCGTCGATTCGGATCATCTTCGTCGACGAGATCGTCGAGTTCGTCGGGGAGTTCTCCTACACTCACAAGCTCGACAAGGCATTCGGCTACGGCACAAACCGAGCGCAGGGACCCATGAAGCAGTCCGCTGGGAAGTATGTCCCTGGCGGGATCAAGATGAAGGGTTTCAAGGGCGGCGTGCAGAAGATGCGCGCCAAGGTTTCCGCGATGTCGTTTTCGGGCACGTCCTACGGGGACGTTCATCTCCCGATTCACGTTCAGGCGATCGAGGCCAACGAGGATCCGATCGATCTGCAGTTCGATGGCTGCTGCTGGGAAGAGGAAAGCTCAACGATTGCGGATAACGCTGACCCGCTTCAGGACGAGCTTTCGTTCACGTTCTTCGGAATGCTCACGAACGGTCTGTCGCTAAACGACCGCTCCGACGAGCTTTAGCCTTCAATCGCAACAACAATGACAAGTGGGTGAAAAATGGAAGTTATTGAATCGAATGTCGAGTCGACCGAACTTGCACAACTCAATAGTGAGCTCGCCGGACTGCGCGCTGAGACCAGTCAGATCTTAGAGCAAGTCGACAAGGATTCCGCTTTGAGCCGTAAGCGCCTTGAAGTAGAGGCGGCTCGAATCGCTGTGGCCGATGCGGCGCTCGTTGCGAAGTACACAAGCGAGCTTGGTCCACGCGGCATCAAATGGGATGTGCTCCCGACGGAAAGCGGGGCTGTGATCCTGAAAAGACCACCAAGAGCACTCTACAATGAGTGGGCAAAGGGTGGCATGTCGACCGATCCGGAGGAGCTCATGCCGGTGGTTAGTCAGTGTGTTCTGCATCCCAGCCTACCGGTGTTTGACCAACGCATGACGGCGCAGCCGGCTAAGTTGATTTCTGGGGCTGGAATCGTCAATCGCCTTGGTGGCGCAAGCATAAAGGACGTCGAGGGAAAATAGCTGACCTCCGCAGGGAAGCGGAGGCTAAGCCGAGTGTTGCGGCGAGGTGTTTGGCTGAGCTGTTTGGGTGCGGCGAGGATGAAGAGGACCCGGAAAGGGCCGCTAGATCCTACGTCGCTGCCGAACTGATCGCGATCGGTCTGCACGACTTGCGCAATCTGCGCGGGATCGTCAAGTGACGTGAAAGGGATTTCGAGTGTCAAACGAGCAGGCAACCTTTGCCGTCAATGTTGGCGGTGACTTCGAGCAGCGGTTGCTTGGTGGCGCTGACGCGGGAGACAAGCTAGCCGACTCGCTTGATGCTGATTTGGTAGCACTAAAGGCGATGCAATCCGCCTTGCGTAACCTGCAGGGCGGATCTCTCGGCGCGACCAATGAGGCACGACGGCTCAAGGAGCAGATCACAGCGCAGAAGGCGAGCATTGCTGGCACGCAGGCGCAGCTGCTGCAGATGGGCGCTGGATTGCGCCGCACGGGTAAGGCATCAAAAGAGTCTGCGGCGGACCAGGTGAAAGGCATGCAAGCCATGGTGGCGCAGCTGCAGGGGTCCAACACGGCGATTGGCTCGATGCTCACGCAGACGCGGGCGCTCACGGCGAGCCTCGGAAAGGCTGGCGTGGCCGGCGCAGCTGCGTTGGTGGTCGTGGCGTTTGCTGCGGTGACTGCGGCAATTGGCGCGGCCACGGTGGCGCTTGCGTCCTACGCGCTGCGCGTGGTTGATGCGCGCCGATCGGAGATGATTCGCCTTGAGGGGCTGACGAAGATCCCGAACTGGTTTGGGATCATTGCTGGCAAAGCATCGGACATGCAGGCGGCGATCACGCGGGTTTCGTCCGCGGTCGCGCTTGGTCGAGACAAGATTGTTGGTTTTGCCGAGAGTCTCTATCGTGCTGGTCTTCGTGGGCGAAACCTAGATCAGGCTCTTGAGGGGACGGCGATACGAGCTTCGGTGCTGGGCGACGACATGGGTAGCGCGTTCGCATCGATGGCGGCTGGAGCTGCCCTGACGGGGCAATCGATCCAACAGATGGTGCAGCGCACCAAGAACCAGTTGGGCGGTCTAGCTGCGCGTCAAATGCTGAGCTTCACGGTGCAGCTACAGAAGGCTCGCGAGAACATTGACGCGCTCTTCACGGGTGTGAAAATCGAAGGGTTTCTTTCGAAGTTCGCAACGCTAACTGAGCTGTTTTCCCAGAGCACGGCGACCGGGCGAGCTCTCAAGGTGATGCTCGAGACGCTTCTAAATCCCCTCTTCGGCTCGGCTAACTCGGGCGCTCCAATACTCAAGCGTCTATTTCAGGGCATGGTGATCGGTGCGCTCGCTGCGTCAATCGCGATCGTCAGGCTGCGATTGTGGTGGCGTGACACCTTCGGGCAGATCCGAACCAACATCAACTGGACGAACGTCGCGGTTTACACTGGCATTGCGCTGTTTGGCATCATGGCACTGTCGCTGATTACGCTCACTGGCGTTGTGTTGGCCCTTGGTGGGGCTATGGCGCTCGTGTTTGGCGCCTCAGTCTTGACCTTGGGGCTGCCTCTCGTGTTGTTCGGTGCGGCGGTTGTCGGGGTTGTTTACGCGTTCAAGTACCTAATTACGTGGGGCAAGCGGGCCTACGAGTACCTGAAGGGGATCGGATGGTCGACTGTCGGCGCGTCAATCCTGCAGGGGATTTTGAATCCGCTTGGTGCTCTGTATGAAGCTGGGCTCAGGCTTGGCAAACGCATGGTGTCGGGCTTCAAGGCTGCGTGGGAGTCTCGCAGTCCAAGTCGCCTAGCAGCGCGAATTGTCGATCAGGACATTGGCGCCGGCTTGGAAATAGGCAGCAGGAAGGCTGGTCCGCGTGCGGGTAAGGCCCTAGGCAAAATGATGTCCGAGGGAATGCGCGGCGAGTCTTCGGGCGGCGCCTCGTACCCAACGTCCTATCCCTCCGGTGCGGGCGCGTCCGTGAGCGTTTCGCAAGGGTCGGGCGGAGTGACTCACGTCACTATTGAGCGCCTCGAGGTCAATGTGACTCCGCGGTCCGGTGACAATCCAACGATGGTGCGCTCGGTTGCCGATGAGTTTGCCCGGATGCTTGAGACTGCCTTGCTGCAGATGGGAGCCGCGACGACCTGATGGCGATGCCTGATTTTCTGAAACAGATGGCGCTTGAGAAGAGGCAACAAGACCTCGCTGCCGCTCTGACGAAATACAACCGCCTTGCGCCTCGAGGCGCGTGGAACCCGATTCGTAGGCCCGTCCATTTCTATTTGCTCAACGGCGTGCAAAGCGCTGGGCTCTGTTCCTTTCCGAAGCTTGAGTGCATAGAGAAATGGGACAAGGTTACCGGGCCCGGGTTGTCCGGCGGTATCTCTGTATTTCGAGGCAACGAGCTTGTTGAGTTCGATGCCGTGCATCGGTTGTACGACGACGAGGACTGGTCGCGTTTTCACGTGATGCTGCCAATGTTGCAGCGAGCAACTCGCGGAAAGCGTCCGCAGGCGATGCGGATTCTGCATCCCATACTCGACTTCTTTTCGCCCCCGATCCGGGCGGTGGTCAAGCCACGGTGGTCGCTGTCGGAGCCAGATGAGTATGGCGTAACGACGTTCACAGTAAGCTACCTTGAGTTTTTCAACCCGAAGGTTGACCAGGCGAAGCCCGACGCAGCCAAGCCATCGCCAGTTGCAGATCCATGGGATAAGTTGATCGATAAGATGAAGGGTGAGCTAGAGACAGAAGGAAAGAAGCTCGAACAATGACCGCTCAGCTCGTTGACTCGAAGGGACAGGCTCACTTCGTATCGAGCGCGACTGTCTATGAGCCCATTTCTGGAGTGTGGTTTATCAGCGGCAAACTGCTCGACGAGGGCAGTGCCGTGTCTGGTGCGTGCGTGTTTCGCTGCGGTGGCGCGGAGTGGCACGGTACGGTGGTCCCTGAGTTCTCCGGGGAGTGGGGTACGATAGGCACGTTTCGCTTGGTTGCTGGCAACGGCGGATGGGGGAAGCGAATCAAGTCTCGCGGGTACCACAACGACGGCGGTGTGAAGGGGCGCACGGTCGCTACTGACGCGGCCCGCGACTGCGGTGAGACCTTGGGCGCTTTCGATGGCTCAGGCTCACTAGGGCTTGATTACGCTCGCCCGTCTGGGCTTGCTTCGGTGACGCTCGAGGACGTTGCCGGGATGGCGTCGTGGTGGGTTGGCCGAGATGGGATCACGCGAGTCGGGACGCGATACTCCACGGCCTGGAAAGGGGTGCTGGATTGGGATCCGGAGAGCCATCTTGCCACGCTCGCCGGTGACGATTTGGCGCGTCTCGAGGTCGGCGCCTCGCTCGTGGACGAGCGGATTGGCGCGCCCAAGCAGATTCGAGATTTGGAGATCCGGATCGCTGGCTCTGCGGTGCGTGCGTACGCATGGTGCGGCGGCGGCGAGGACGCCCTGGGGCGCCTTCCGCGCCTGCTTAGGGCCATCGTGCAGCGGGTCACTGAAGGGCCATTGTGGGGTGCGTATCGGTACAAAGTGGTCTCGATGGCTCCCGATGGTCGTGTGAACCTGCAAGTGGTGCGCAAGAGCTCTGGGGTGCCTGATTTGCTGCCCGTGACGCAATGGCCCGGTGTGGCTGGTGCCTACGCCGAGCTAGCCGACGGCGCCGAGGTGCTGGTGGAGTTCGAAGAGGGGGACCGCGGGCGACCGTTTATCGCCCACTTCACTCCGCGCGACGGGGGCGGTCATTCTCCGGAGTCGATCTCGTTCTGCGGTGGCTCGCGGCCCGGCGCTGGCGTTGGGGATCGCGTTGAGATCTTCGCGTCGACGGGCGTACCGATAGCGTTCACCGGCATGGTAGGCGTGCCGCCGGCGGCGACCCCGCTGGTTGGCACCTTCATATTGACCGCACCTTTGATGGGCGTCATCTCGACGGGGAGCTCGAGGGTGAGGTTTCCGCGATGACCTGGTCAGGTATTGGTGAGTTCACGCTGGGCGGATGCGTCCCGATGGCACTGACGGCTCAGGGCGGGTTGAGCGCGTCCGTCGGCTTGGTGCTGCCGGAAATGCAGGCGCGAATTGCCGGGTACATCGAGGCGCAAGCCGCGGTGATCTTGCACCCCATCACTATCGCGTCGCAGTTGGCGAGTGCGGTTGCTCTCGTGGCGCAGCTCGAGGCGTTGATAGCTGTCGGGATCCCGCTCGTCTCACTGGACACTGCGCTCATTGCTGGGCTTATCGCGGAGCTTCAAGCCACGATCGGAACGCTTGAAGCGCGGGCGACCTTTGCCGTGAACCTTGGCGTGTTGCTTGGTACTCCTGGGGTTTACCTGGTGCGCCACAGTGGTCCCGTGGGTGACGTGCTTCCTGCGGGGCTGCCGGGCGGAAGTGGCCCGAGTCAGCCCGTGCAGGGGATCGCGATACTGGCTACCGACGCGGGCGCGTGGTCCGCGATTGAAGCGATGTTTCGGGTGGAGTGATGGGCTACGCGTCAGGGACGAGGCATACCGTTGTTGAGCCGGCCATTTTTCCGGCAAGAAACACACATAGTTCTGGTGTGCCGCAGTACCCAATATCCCCTGGTTTGTATCCCGCGACGATGCAAACGCTGCGTCCGCAGGGTTGCCCCTCACACGGGATATTGCCAGTGCGCATCTGGCAATACACTGGCGCGTCCCCGATCTCGCAAGCGGCCGTTGATGTCGCGGTGCTCGACACGCCTCCCGTTGCCGTGCTGGCACCTCCGACGTTGAGAGCTGTCGAAGTCGCGGTGGTGCCTCCGGTGCTCACGAGTCTACTTGTCGCGGCTGTCGCGCCGCCCATTGACTGCGACGTTGTTCCCGTGGTCTTGCCTCCGGAGTCGACCGCGAGCGAACCTCCGACTGCACTCTGTTGCACAACAGAACCTCCCACCGAGACGCTAGACGCGCCGCCTGTTGCGAGAGCTCCGGAGCTGCCTCCGGAATCAAATAGAGCAACGGAATCAGCGGGGGAAGAGCAGCCGATAAGCGCAAGCGACAATGCCACCAGTACCACCATTTGACGCATCGCAAAAGCCTACCATCGAGCCAGGAGCAACACAATGAACACCACATTTCTTGAGTCTTTTGAGGCGGAATTGGCACCTGTCGAACGCGTCGTCGAGGTGCAAACCACGGCGCCGGGCTGGGGCTGTGACTTGTCATGCACAGACGATCTGACTGCTGACTGCGTAGAACTAGACGGCAATGACCCAGTGGTTGTTGCCCAGTACACCTACCGGCGACTGAACACAGACGGTGACGCGGGGGAGCTTCCGGGGGATCCGGATTGGGGGATCGATCTACGAAAGAAGCTGTCCAAGGGCATGACCATTCGAGAGCTTGACGACATACGGAATACTATCCGCGCCGAGATTGCTCGAGATGACAGGTTGCAAAACATTGCAGTCGATCCAACGTACTCGATTGCAACCGAGTCGCTCGACGTGTCGTTGTCAGCCGAAATCGTTGACTCAGACAATGTGTTCAATCTGACCATGGTTGTTGATGCGTCGGGTAGTAATTTGGTCGAGCTAGCAGTCAATGGCCGACCCGTACCTACCACTGGATGACCTCATAACGCCGATTTCCAGGCAAGAGTTTGAAGCCTCGATTTATCGTGTGATGGCAGCTACGGGGCTAAAGACCTCGAGCTGGAAGCCCGGCGCCGTTGTTCGCACGATCGTGCTCGCGGTGTCGGTGGTACTGTCTGCGCTTTCGGCGCTCAATGCGCAGATCGTTAGGTCTGGTTTTCTCGAGCTAGCGCAGGGTCCGTGGTTGAGAATTTGCGCGTACTTTCTGTACAATACGAAGGCAAAGACCGCGACTTTTGCGACCGGAACAGTGAGGATCGATAATACCTCGACTCGCGTCTACAACGAAGAGACCGGCGATCTACGTTTGCTCGGCGCGGAGAATCAAGAGTACGTCAGTCTCGAACCCTTCGTTTGCGCGGCTTATCAGACCAACATCCTGATTGCTGTGAGAGCTTCGACGGCAGGATCCATTGGTACCGCGTTCGCCGGCACCATTACGCGCTTTGCAGCTGCCTATCCGGGGCTCACGGTCACCAATTCGAGTGATTTGATTGGTGACGACGACGAGTCTCCGGCTTCGCTGATTGCGCGCGCTCGCGCCGGTGCCGCTTCAGTGTCTCCTAATGGTCCAATCGATGCCTATGAGCGCGTGGCGCTCGATGCTGAGTTCCCGGATGGGACCACTCTCGGGATCAACCGGGTGCGAGGCGTAACGGGGCCAGGCGATGGTTCGTGCACGGTCTACGCTGCCACGGCTTCAGGTGTTGTGACTGGAGTGGTGACGGACGTTACGACGCCCCTTGGGCGGCTGCAGCAACTGCTAACAACGAAGGCCTGTCCACTCGGCATGTCGGTGAACGCCGCAAGCGGCATTGGCTTGACGGTGAACATCGTCTACCAGCTGTGGATGTATACGACCGCTGGGCTCACAGCTGCGCAGGCGCACCAGAAGGTGCAGAGCGCGGTGAGTCTGTTTCTGCGCAGCGCGAAGATTGGTGGTGACCGCCCTACGGAGTCGGCTGGGGCCATCTATCACGACAAGCTTCGGGCGGTCATCCTTGGAGCCATACCGGACGGGGCAGGTTTTCATTGTCTACTGACAACTCCGCCTGCTGACGTGTCCTGTGAGCGCTATTCGAGCATCCAGGTGGGCACGATTACCGGCACCGTGAATCTGGTGCAGCCCTCATGACGGAGCCGGTCCTAGAGTTTCGCGAAGAGATTGTTGCGAGCGGGTTCGTGCCGCGCTGGCTGCGTGCCTTCGTTGGTTTGCGGATCCTTTACGCGATTGGGCTGCATTTGGATATCTTGCGAGAGATGCTCCTCAAGGGAGTGACCGCGCGGTTTCCGGGAGTTCATCGGGACGCAACCCCTCTGCTTTGCCGAGATCTGAAGGCGCTACGTGGACCAGAGGAGACCGAGGCGCAGATTGCTGAGCGCTTGCGCACTCGCAGAATCACGGCGCCGACCAAGGGTAACGCCATTTCTGTGCTGCTGGATCTGCAGGCGTACCTGACGCCGTACAATCCGCGGATTCGTGCCGTCAACAATAACGGCGCTTACAGTGAGATCGCTTCTGATGGCACGCTGTCGTTTGGGATGATCGAGTGGAATTGGGATGGGAACACCTCGCTGTTCTCGCGCTTCTGGGTGCTGATCTGGGTGCCCCCGGCACTCTGGCAGAACGACGGCACGTTTGGTGATTCGGGGCTCGTTGGTGACGGCGGCGTGCTCGGCTCGACTGCGTTGCCCGAAGTGGTGGCAGGTGTGCGACACATCGTGAAAGAGCAAGCGTCGCTGAACGCCCGTCACATGCACACCATTCTGATTTTTGACGACACGGCTTGGCAGGCGCAACAACCGAACGGTCACTGGGATCTGTTTGGGAGTCGCAACCCGTCGGCCTCTTACTGGGCTGGGGACAGGAGCTAACGCATGCAGAACTACGCTGGCACGCCGATATATCCGGCGAACGTGCGTCGCGTCGAGGACGGCGACGAACGAAACGCAACGAACCTTGGCGCGGGGATTGAGGACCTAGCCGATCGGACCGCAGCCATTGCTCGGAACGTCCCTGGCATGGCGAACACCCACACCCTAAAGGTCGACATTTACCGATTCGTTACCGGGGTTCCCGGTAACAACGGGTGGAGTTCAAGCATCGGTATGGCAGCCAGTGGTGTTCCCGAGCACCCGTACTTGATTGGCGGATCGACAACCAACGCGTTGTCGTTGCCGGCTAGCATCTGGTGGCCGCTCTCGCCGCAGTTGCCTCCCTTCGGTAGGATCACGGGATTCGCTGTGAACTTTCGCGGTTCCGCTGGTGGCACATACCCGATGGCAAACGGCCCAATACTGACTCTTTATGCGCTCCGCACGGGGGAGACCGCATACGAGCAGGTGCAAGGCTCAGCTGCTGTTGCAACGCAGCCTGTTTCGAATGCTTACGAGACTTATCACCTGTTGTCGGGCGGGGTGAATTGGACCATTGACACGAATCTGCAGTACTGGCTGCGGTTCAACAACGCCTACGGAAGCAATTCCGGTGAGGTGCAAATTGAAGCTGCGTACGTATTTATCGATCCGTGAGGTGAATGATGGGCGCTCTTGATAGGATCTTGGGCTTCACGCGCATGATTGGCGGCGGCCTCCTTGAGGCTGTGACGGCGCAACGCGTGCGGTGGGGAAGCGGGTTTACGGTCGAGGTTGATCCGGAAACTGAAGAGGCGACCATTACCGCCACGGCTGCGACTGGACCGGGTGTTGCTGGGCTATCGATCAGTTACGCCGGGACCGTTGTTGCCACCGGAGTGAACCAGCTCAGGGCAACCCAACAGCAGGCTGCGCAGATCTATCCCGCGGATGGCCACGCTGGCGCTTGCACTATCTACGTTCCGATCCTTCCGCAGGTGCGCCGCAGTTTCCGCGTGGAGATAGCGCTAGACGCCTCGCCGGTTATAGACGGCATCACCTCCGACGTTGGCACAAGCAACGAGTCGACCGTGAGCACTCTCACAACGAGTAATGTCACGTGCTCACGAACGGCGACCGGTGTCTACCAGCTTCTTTGGCCGATTGACGCGCTTGGCGAGATCACGACCATGCCGATGATTTCGGCGTGCAGCACGGTGTTCATGGTGGCCCAGATTGCTAACTGGGGAGCAGACGGTTCGGGGCATAGAGTCGTTACGTTTCACACGCGCGACCAGACTGGAGCGCTCGCAAATGTTGGCGGGAGCGCCGTGCTCTGGGTTTTTGGATAAAGGGATTTTGGGTATCTAGATGGCAATCGTCGTACCTGTTGCGTGCGTGGTTGGACAAATCGCTGAGTCCGAAGACTTGTCAGTGCCGCGAGGAACTGACCTGATTTTGGATTTGACGCTCACGACTTCCTCAGGCGTCCCACACAATGGCGCCGGCGGGCGCGTGGTGGCTGGATGGTGGCGGCCCGGTTGGTCGACTCCACAGGGAAATCCCGTGTTGGGCCGCTCCGATGGCCGCTATCGGATCACGATGATCCCGGGAGATAGGACGGCCATTTTGGACGGGCTCTTGCAGTGGGACGCGTGGTTCATTTCTGCGACCGGAGCACGTGAGCAGCTGAAGGCTCCGGGCTCCGTGAACGTCACGGCTGTGGTCGGTCCAATTGTTGACGCGCGCGAGGAGCCGGCGCCTATTCCTGAGCCCGCTGTTGTGACTCCGCCCCAGGTCCAAGAGACAATCGCTCTAACCGGCGTGCTCGATCTCAGCTACGGCGCAGCTACTCCGATCCCATTCGGTACTGCTGTGCGCTCTGAGTTTGGCTCTGCGCTGGGCGCGTCCTGCGCAGTCGCAGTGCCCGTCGGTACCGTGCGCGACGAGTCTGCTGTTGCAGAGATCAGAGTGGGTCACCTCGTAGGCTCCGTCTGGACTCCTGTTGCGTCGTGGACTCTCACGCAGTCGGCGACGGTGGCGTGGACGTTCGAGGGGCGCGCGGGGATCCCGCAGCGCCTCGCCCTCACGTCTGGTGCCTATCAATACCAGGTGTGGCTGCGCCGCACTGGGTTCGCGGCGTCGCTCGTCGTTGACGTTGGTGAGCTCGTGGTGGTGCCTGGCTCAGGCACGGTGGACGCGCCTCCCCCTGTCGTATCGCTCTCGGGGCCCGTGGCGGGCACGTACGACGATGCTGAGCTGACTGTCAGCGGCACGGTGACGGCTGGGGACGGGCTCTCCCTCGAGGCCGTGGAGCTCCGCGACGGACCCAATACACTCTGGTCGTGGACGCGACAGCCAAACACAACCTCGCTCGTCGTGTCGCGTCCCATGTCTCTGGCTATCGGCTCGCACTCGCTGACGCTCGTTGCGCGCGACGACGTCGGCCAGCCAACGACCTCGCCGGCGCTGAGCATCACGATTGCCTCGCAGTCGCCCTCCGGGACCGTGAGCGCGCCGGCGGCCGACTCTGAGCTGACCATTGGCTCGGTGGTGCAGATCACTGCGACCTGGACGCACCCCGGCGGCGCCGGCGAGATTGCTTCCGTCGTGTACCGTGTCGACGGTGCTGGCGCGTGGGTGGCGATGCCACTGATTTCTGGTTCGACCTATCGCGCCGACTACGTGGTCACGGGCGAGCCGGGAGCGACCACATTCGAAGTGCGCGCCTCTGACCGCACCCCAACTGCGGTGACGCTGACGCGTACCGCGACCCGCGTGCTGCCGATTGTCGCGTGGGGAACGACCTACGCGTACTCAGCCAACGCGGCACGGATGACCGCGCCTTCGAGCGGCGACCTAACGATTGCTCTCGACCCGACGCTTGCCGCCGACGGGGCCATTCTCGATCTGACTGTGCCCGCCGGTCCAACGTCGTTTGCAATCACCACGATCGCGGGCTGGCGCCTCGAGGCGGACATTGCCGTAGACCTTGGCGGCGTCACGCTGGACGGCGGCTACTCGTGGCAGGGCGGCGACGCATGGCGCGTACTGCTCGAGGTGGACGTCCCCACTCAGACGATCCGCTGGTCTGCTCGTCGCACAGTCGTGGCGATGGCTCTGCCGATTCACTGGTCCCTCGCCGGCAATGCGCTAGCGACGGTCGGAGGCGTTGCGCTTCCTGCGAGCAACGGCGTCGCGGTTGACACGCCCGCCTTCGTCGCGAACCCTCGCGGCTCGGGGCAAGTGGCGCAAGCCGGAGCGGGGGCCTTTACCCTTCCGGTGGGTGGCGCGCTTGACGCTCGCAACGGCTACACGATCGCGTTCGACGTCTATTGCACGCAGCAACCCCTGAACGGTGTTGTCCTTTCGGACACGCGCGCGTGGGGCGGCGACGACGGCAACGCGGACTTTGCATTATTTCTCGGCCTCGGCACGACTCGCCCGCAGGTCTATGGCTCCGGCGATACGCCGACTCCGGATCCCGTTGGTCATGCGCTCGAGTACGGCTATTGGGAAAAGGTGGTTTGGGTCCACGACGCCGACGGTGTGAACTCGCGGATCTACAAAAACGGGATCTTCGTCACGGCTGTCGCCCGCTCGCAGACCGCTCCGAACAACTCAACCTCGATGACGGTGCTCGCCGGCGCGCTCGGCGACCGCGGCCGAAGCCCGTACATCTACGTGCGAAACGTCATGGTGCAGCGCGGTGCGGCTTGGAGCCTCACAGGTGGCGTTGCGGCATTCGAGCGCTTGGTTGCGCTTCTGAGCGGCGTCAATAACGCCTGGCGAATTGGCTCCTCGCTGCAACAGCGGTCCACGTACTGGCACGACAACTTCTTGCTCGCGTTCCCCGGCGTCACGGACGTCAGTCGCACGACTGGCATTTTCGCGAACAACGGCATGGCAATCGCGGGCGCGAGCCTCACTGACATGCTGGGTACCGAATACCCGCAGATGCGTATTTTTCACGCCGACGGCAACCCTGCCGACCTTGCGTGGGTCGACTTCGGTGGCGTCGTCAACACGTTCTTCGCCACGGGATGGCCTGGTGATGCTGCGTTCAACGCTGAGTTGCTGCGTTGCCACAATGAGCTGGTGATGCCGCTGCGCAATCGCTGCCGGCGCGTCTGGGTGATGCGCTTCGGTCGCGCGAACCCTTCCGACGCAGGGCTTGCTTGGGTGCGTGACAACGCAGCCCCGGCAATCAGAGCGTTTCAGGACGCGCACTACGGCACGTCGAGTAACGTCAATTTCGGCATTATCGACTGGATGACGGTGCTCGGCGCGAACCCCGGCGCCGACTACGAAGTCGACAACATCGGGGTGCATCCGACCACTGCGGGTATCGACAAACTCCTCATCGAGATGGCGCGTCAGGCGCATCTCGCGTTCTGAGAAAGGACCGCTACTTTGCCAAACCAAATCCAAACGCTTGCGAACTCTGAAACCTTCTGGCTCGTCGTGGGCGCGATCGTCGTGTACTTCTCGAACTCGATTGTGTCGCTCGGGGTAGTCGGGCGATTGCCGCAGACCTCACCGTTTTTCCGGGCCCTGCGCAAGGCGCACGGGTTTCTCAACAAGATCGATCCGGGTGGCAACGTTGCTCCGGGTTTCGGGCTGTGCTTCGCGTTCGCTGCCGCCACTATGCTTTCGGGTTGCTTTGGCACCCTCGAAGAGACGCGCGGCGAGATCCGTGTTGGCGCTCCGACGGCACGTTCGAGCGGCACTTGCGCGGCACTCTCGAGTAAAGAGCGTGCATGGACAGCTGTTACCGTTACGACAGGCGCACTCTCAGGCGCGTCCGGGGTGACGATGATCCCGGTCAAATCCCACGATGCAACGGTGGCTCTGGCCGCTGGTGTGGTGGTGCTGTCTGCGGCTACGGTTGGCTCGCTTTCAATGGCGCAGTCGTACTCGCGCGACTGGACCAGGGAGCAGTGCGGACAATGAGCATTTCAGCACTGCTGCGAACCTGGGCGGGTCAGCATGGGACGGGCTACGTCGCTGAGGCGGAGGCTCGTCCACTTCCGGATTTCGAGCGGCTTGGCCTGCCCTCGGCAAGCAGCCTGGGTGATGCGTTTTCTGACGCCGATCTAGCGCAGTACCTGCCCAACTATTTCCCCCTGAACCAGGGGGCAACAGGCTCTTGTGTGGCCCAGTTTTGGGCCACTGCAGAGGTGCTCACAATGGCCGCGCGACACGGCGTTGCCTCGCCGCTTCCCTCACGTCGGTTCGCCTACTATTGGGCGCAATACCTTGATGGTGGGCGCGTGGACGATTCTGGCTGTCGCCCGTCAATGTTGCTGCGCGCGGTAACCGAGAAGGGCCTACCAACCGAAGCAAGGTTCCCCTGGTCTGTTGCGCGGATCAATCAACAGCCTCCCGCCTCCGCGAGGTGGGATGCGCGCGACCACGTCGGCAAACGAGGGAGCTACCAACTCTACTATTCTCGCCTCGACGAGCGAGTCGAAGCATTGTGCGCCGCGGTGAGTTCCGGTCGCGCTTTCGGCTTATCGATCCCCGTTGGTGAGCCCTTCGACGCGTGCCGATCTGCGGCGACAATCGAGTGGCCCTACGCCGGCAAGATCCGCGGCCAACACATGGTCACAGGGCTCGGTGTCAGACGTGACGGCGCGGTGCACGTCATCAATTCCTGGGGCCCCCAATGGGGCGCTTCGGGTCAGGGTTGGCTGTCGCCCGAGTATCTCGCGCGGTCGAGTTCGATCATTGTCGTCGATCCACAGCAGGCAGTTCAATGACCTACAATTCAAAGCTTTTGATTACGCTCCCTATCGCTCTCTTGCTGAGCGCCTCCCGTTGCGTCCCTTCCCACGAACCCGCCGAGGGCTGCACGGGTAGTGAGGACTGCGGCACGACCGCGGACTGCTCCGCGTTCTGCGCGACAATCGAGCGCCTCGGCTGCTCAGAGCAGTGGGGCATCGACGGCGCCGACGGCGCTTGCCTCGAGCTCTGTGAGACCGCGAGCCCCGGAGTGTGCCCGCGTCTCGCCGGTAAGCAGGCGACGTGTGAGGCCGTCGACAAGGCTTCGGAGTGTGGACGATGACGCGTCGAAGGCTCGAGGACCGCGACCTCACGCAGGACATTATCGACAACGCGTCGAGGCTTCTGCGGGAGATCTCGCCCGTCGACAACGTGCCCCTTGGAACCGAGCGCACGTTCGAGAGTGCCGGGCGCCACTACGTGTGCGTGCTCGAGCGCCACTACCATCCGCCGGGGGGAAAGCTGCGCCCTTGGGGGAAGCACAAAGGGTTTTCGACGTTCGAAGAGGTGGACGGTTTGGCGCTGCCTCCGACGGTTGCGAGCCCCAAGTCTGGTCCATTTGTGCTTGGGGTGGGCTCACAGGCGCGACTAAAAGGCGTGCACCCGGATCTCGTACGGGTGGTGCAGTGCGCAATCCAAATCAGCGAGATCGACTTCGCCGTCGTCGAAGGCCTTCGGACTCAGGCGCGCCAACGGGAGCTCGTTGCAACTGGCGCGTCTCAGTCTGTGCGCTCGCGGCATCTCACGGGGCACGCTGTCGATCTAGCGCCCTACGAGGGGCGGCAGGTGCATTGGGATTGGCCCAGGTTCCGTAAGCTCGCGCCCGCTGTATTTCAGGCGGCAAAAGACTGCAACGTGCCGATCGAATGGGGCGGCAACTGGACCTCGTTCGCTGACGGCCCTCACTGGCAATTGCCTTGGAGTGTCTACCCGTGACCGAAACAAACGATACGATCCCCTGTGAGCCTCCGACTGTAGACGCGCACGAGGCGCCTACGGGCAAGCTTCGGACTGGGATTGATGCGCTTGCTGACTACGTGGCAGCCGTCGATAATCTGACAGGGCAGGTCAGCGGAATCAACGTCACGTTGGCGACCGTGCGCAGCCAGATCGAGACGCTTGCTACCGTTGTGCAGTCGCTGCAAGCGGCAATCGAGAGCCCGAGCCGCCCCTCCTGGGTGGACGACGTGCTGGTGGCGGTGACGTCGATCACCCCGACGCGCGCTCTCGAGCAACGCGTGACGCTCCACGGGGAGCAAATCGCCGAGATTCAGTCGCGCTGCGACGGGCAACACGGGTCTGACCCCGTGGTGTTCGTGCCGCCGAACGGGAGCGCCTCACGGTGACGCTCTGGCCCCGCAAGCGCAACCGTGCCGAACCTGCGTCGCAAGACGTCGAGGAGTGGGCTAGGATTGCGCTGGCGGGAGCGGCAGAGGCCGCTGAGCGTCTCGAGTCACTAGAGCGCAGGGTCGAGGCCCTCGAAGGGCAACGAGGGGAGGGGTCGAGCCGTCCCCCTCCTGGCTCGATGGTGGTACGCAGCCCCACAGGGTGGCGAGGGTATGGTCCGCCCTGGGCTGCGGTCTTGCTCGTGCTGCTCGTGGCTATTGCGATTGTGGCGTGGCGTGGGCCGGCGCTGGTGCAGTCGCTGCCGAGGTGAAGGTGACCAATTTACCGAGGCGTTGACGCCTCAGACAGAAGGACAAATGAAGCAACTAGAGATCGGCGATCCCGTCATTTACATCGACCAACAGCGAGTCGAGCATAACGCGTTGGTGACTCAGGTGTTCAGTGAGACGTGCTGCAATGTGCTGTTCGTGTCGCTGGATTCTGCCAAGTGCGATCCGTATGGGCGGCAGGTTGAGCGGTGGTGTTCCGTCGTGCACGTGAGCATGAATTCGGCGCGGGCGAACTGCTTCCGCCGGACTGACGAGCAGGCGTAGACACAGGGATCCATACTAGGCGCCGACGAGGGGCCGAATGGGATCCGGATTGCGCGTAATGAGCGCCGCTTGCTCATGCAGAGCAACTAGGAGCCGCTCGGCTAGCTCGCTGTCAGCCGGATAGTATCCGTGCACGATTGATGTCCCTGACAGGTCAGGGAGTGGCAACGGATTTGGGTCGCTAGGAAGACGACTGAACTGCGGATAAGCATCGTCAAGATTGAACATAGAGACCTGTAGTAGCAGACCCCGAGACCATCACGGTCCGGGGTCTTCGTTGTTACGCCTGTGACTTTCAACCTAGCTTCTCCGTTTCTTTCTCGCACTGTTTTCTGTGCAACCACTCTGCTCTAACGCACTCTTCTAGCCGTCTGTTCGCGTTGGTCTCATTGTCGCTTCTGAGTGCGGATCCAAATAGAATGCATCCGTGGAACTCCGGATGCTGAAAGTGGCACTCGTGACAATGCGTCTTTGTCGCGTTGATCTCTATCGGCACCGAAAGGTGACGTTTGCTCATTTTGACCCACCCATCTCATTCGCGTCCGCCACCACAACCACCTCGTGGCGCGTCGGAATTGTCTCACCAGCCCCCACGAGTATTGGTACCAGCCAACGGCACCTAGCCGTCTGTGCTCCTCGCGTGCCGGTCCAATAGGTGTGCCAGTGAGCCCGCCGAACGTGCGCCCGCGGAGACGAATGCACTCCCTCGCCGTCGCTGTCAGCGTGTGAACGAGCCTCTCGCACTGCGGACCCTACGCGCTCGCCAACCATCCACACGGATTCCGCCTGCGCGCCCGTCGCACGGGCTCGGCGGTTCGGGTGCTGCAGGGGCTCCTTGCCCGTTACGTCCGGCTCCTCACTGCAGAGGTAGAGCAGTAGGGATACGAACGGCGCGATTGAACGGGCTACCTGAGGAGCGGAACCGGTGAGACTTGGCACTGCGCGACCCGACCGGAGCGCCTCCAGCGCGGCGCCCTCGAGGAACGCTGCTGCTACGCCGTCACTCAGCGTCCCGTGTTCGAGGTGGACGATCACCTGCGCAAGCGTGCCGCCGTTGTCGATAGCAATCCGCAGCTCGCTCCGGCGGTCGTTCGCGTCGTGCTCCAGGAACGCGAAAAACCCAGGCAGCCCAGCGACAGGATCGACCCACACGCACCACTCCGGCAAGCGCTCGAGCACCCCAGGCGGCAGGTCTCGCTCAAGTGGAGTCGAGACCAGTGCGGCGGCTAGGTCCGCGTCGAATCGATAGATCCCCTTCGATGGGCGCCATGCCGCAACGGCGCCGAGTTCGCCGATCAGACTGGTGCGTTCCCTTGGAACCCGGTTACTGCCACCGCCAGAGACGATCGCGTAGGCGCCGGCGAGCGGGCAGTAGCACCACGATGGCCACCGTCTGAGCCGCGCCGCGTCGGAACGAAGCCGCTCGTACTGATGCCAGAATTTCGGAAATAGCGCGGTGAGTCGTGCAAGGTGCTGCGAGGGTGTCATTTTGATCCCCTGCAGTACGCGGCACAGATTAGCACCCTGGTTGCCGCGACTGGCATCCTCTCAGCTGTTACCCACTTGCGCCACGTGCGCCCATCGACTCCGCAGACTGCGGCCAGAGTCGCGCCTGATATCTCGCCGGAGTGCTGGATGTCTCGCGCGTCTAGATAGGCGAGCAGTCTCTCCGACGCTGAGTCGTCCTCGGCTATTTTGCGCTGTAGTTCGCGAGGTCCTAGTGATTCGAGATCGACTGCGTTGCGCATCGGTGGTCCTCTAACGCAGCAAGCCCCGCGGCTTGGTAGCGGCGAGGCTTGCGGTTCGGCGTAAGTTGTTAGCTGCTGAACGTGTACCGCTCTTCGTGAGCGGTGGATCCAGCTGGCCTAGCAAATGCCCAACGGTCCCCGCCGGCGCGCTCATCTTCGAGTCGCTCACGTAGAGCGGCGGCCGTTTCCTCGCCCTCGTACAGCTCGATCGCCCCCTCTCCGGCTCCTTCCCCGCTAACGATCTCAACCCCACCATCCCAGTCGATGGCCGTACCGTTGTCGTCCTCCGCAAATCCCTTTGCGTCGTCGACCAACGACTTTTCCAGATTCCACAGCACCTCGACTCCTTTTTCGTTGTAGTCGATCCTGTCGCCGTAAACATGATCCGCGACCAGTTCCACTAACTCACGGTTGTGACCCCATCCGGCGGCGTCCATTTCTTCACGGGTTCCGAGTTCGACGATGTTTCCGTTGCTGTTGACGATTGCGAAAGTGGTCATCGGTGTTTTCTCCGGTTTTCGCCCTGGCGTTGTGCCGGGCTGACTCAATCAGTATAGGCCTAATGGGCCTAGGTGCAACCAGATTCGACGCAAGACCCGTCGAATTCTGCCTACTCAAAAACCACCCCAGAAACCCCGCAATCTCAATGGACCGAGTCCACGTCCCGAGCGCCCGCAGAAATGATCTCGTTGAACAGTGGCGTAAGAACAGCGCGCTTTTGCTCGACCGCTTCCCGCTCAGCCTGCTTGAGCGCCTCACAGAGCGCCTTGATTGGTCTGCCAGGGGCAAACGACGCTCCCCGGAAGTGCACGTCGCCGTCGACTGCGAATGGCCCGTCCTTGGCCTCCAGGTGCTCGACGATAAACTCGGCCATCATCAGGCAGCCCGTGAGGGCAACCGTGTTTTCGTTGGTGCGCTCGTCCTCGAGGAGCAGCCTTGCGGCGGCGAGAGCAACCTCAAGGAGCGGTGCGTCCAGGTCCGAGAGCTTCGTCTCGAGCGCTCGCGCGCGATCGGTGAGCTCACACATGGCGGCCTCGTAGCAGAGCGGCTGCGCGCAACGTGGCGCTGTCTGCTGCGTCGCAGTGGGAGAGTGTTTGGGTGAGGCTTCTGGGGGGAGGCGGGACCGAGGTCGGTGGCGCGACGCTGCGGCTCGTCGTGGGCGCAGTGTCGGGGTCCGCTGGGTGTCGCTCGGGGATCGGATTCACGCGGACCGTCGGTGCGGCGAATAGATCAGCTAGCTCGCCCTCAACCATCTGCAGAGCACTCACGATCCCCTGTCCGACGCCCGCCTCTTGCGTGGACACGATTTGACTGCCCTCGCCACGCAGGGCGCAAATGCGTCCGGCGCGCATCAACAGCACGATTGAGTTGCTCTCGTCCGCTCGCAGAAAGTCATTTGCAGATTGTAGAAACGCCATTGGTGCATCCTCCAACGCCCTATGCCCCGGCCTCTATTGAGGTGCGGGGCTGGACTGTGTGTGTGAGCGTCACAACCAGTAGACGCGGTGGCCCTGTCGCTCGAGAACGACTCCTAGTTCGCGCTGGGTTGCGTTGCGCCTCGATAGTGAGGGGACGTAGGCGTTGTGCTCGATCGAGGTGAGGAGATCTGCGAACGAGCGGAAGGCGGTGGCAGAGCGGGTGAGGGTGTCGGGGTTTTGAAGCATGACAACCACGATAGTCACCAGTAACCCGCCTGTCAATGTTCATTGTCACTTTTTCTTTTGGTGACCTATCGCGGCCGACGAATCGGGGATATCGTTCCCCGATGCGATGGCTAATCGTGATTGTTGGTTGCTTACTGCCCGTTTCCGCTCCCGCTCAGACGCTCGACAGGGAGCGAGCTGCATCCGCTGCCGCTCAATCGTTTGGCGGTACCTGCGGCGATGTTGAGGCGTTGCGCAAGCTTGCCAGCGACTCCTCCGATCCTGCCGTGCGGTCGATCTATGAAACCGCCGCAGAAGAGCGCATCGAAGCGGCTTTCCGTTTGCCGAACGAGCTAGTCGACACAATCGAGAAAGCCTACAGCGAAAGTTGGTTCTCTGAGGGCGACAAACCGGACGGCAGTCACTCAACCAGCAAAGACCCGACCATTGTGATTGCCAAAGTTAAGTCGTCGATCGCGAGGTTCAACTGCCTCAGCGTAGATCGGACGGCATTGGTATTGGAGCGACTGGAGCAGGTAGCCAAGCAGATCGAGTTGCTTCGCGCCGCAGAGGTGGCTTGTCGAAAGAATCAGCTCTGCTTTGCAAAGCGTTACGCTTCACCAATCTGCGAGCTTCTGGATGAGCGCGATCTGCTTCAGATGTCGATCAAGGAAGAGCGAGCGAACCCTTCGGGTGTCGTTGATTTGGCGAAGCTGCATGAGCTTGGAGCAGCTTTGCAGTCCACCAATGTGCAACTCAAGGTGGCACAGTCTGCGTACAGTAAACGCGCTAGGAAGCAGTTCCCACGAGCAATATGCGCACAATTGGATGAGGTCACACTTGAAGCCTCACCCTGAGACAGTCGATCCACCAACTAACGGGGCGGTCCTCGCACGGCGCGAGGCGCGCATCGAAGGCGATCATTGCGAGCTGCTCATCGAGCTCGCTGGCGTCGTAGCCGCGGGCAGTCAGTAGCTCCTTCGCACGCTCGCGATTGACCTGCACAGTGGGCAGAGGGTGGACTGTGCGGTGCCCGGCAACGGTCATCCTAAGTTGTGATTGAGGAGCGGGCGTCGGCGTGAAGCTGCGTGGGATCGGTGCTGCCGCGACGAGCGGTTGAGGGATAGGGTTCGGTGCCCGCTCGTGTCCAGTGCCGCGACGGAGCCACTCCTCGGACCAACCCTCCTGGATCAATCGAGCGACCAGAAGGTCAACCGTGACTGAGTGCGCCCCGCCCCCCTTGGTGAAGTTAGCCAAAAGAACCGAATAGTGACTGTCATGCTTCAGTCCAGCTTCCCGACCGAGCTTGCGCTGTGACCAACCGAGAGCCTTCCTCGCTGCCTCCAGCCGTTGAATAAGGGACGACGACACAGGCCTACCTTTGGCTTGATTTATTGACGTTGCACGAATTGTATTGACAATCTAGATAGTCAGACTAAGACGATTGTCACGATGCGAGACCGACTGAAGTCACTGCGTGAGACTGCCTGCGTATCTCAGAGCGAGCTCGCGCGCCTATGCGGTCTGGTTCGTCAACACATTCAAGCCATCGAATGCGGCACGATCCTGAACCCCAGCTTCAGAGTTGTCGCCGAACTGTCTGAGGCCTTGGGCTGCTCCCGCGATTACCTGGCTTACGGAGCCGGGAGGCATCCGTCAAAGCGGAAGGTGCTCGCGGCAATCGAAGCGCGACGGCTGTTGCTTGCTGAGAAAAGCGCAAGGCGTGTCGCGTAGAAACTAACACCCCTACGGGGTGTGGTGTGGTTCGAGTGGTGGGTTTTTCGGTGGGTCGAGGTATTGCCATGCCAAATAGTTTGCGTCTTTCTATCCAGCAATCACCCCGCGATAGGCGGGGAATTTACGAGCGAACCGCGCGTAGCAGGTTCGCTCAACTGCGCAGAGCTAGCGGTCTCTCGCAGCTCGCGTGGTCACTGCGGATCGGTTGCTCACGCTCGTCTGTCGAGGACTGGGAGCGCGGCGCAAACTCACCCCCAGCGTGGGCGATTGTGGCAGCCGAAGAGGCTGCTGCTGCGGCCAAGGGGAGTCGGTGATGGCGCCCGCCACGCAGTACGATGCGCTCTTTTCTCTAGTCCGCCTTCGAACGGTAATTGAGAGCCTTAGCGCGGTGCTTTCGCCTCCTCTCGTCTCTGCGGCATACCATGCGTTTCGTATCAACCTATTAGGTGACCATGACGCTGCCCGGATCACTTCACTGATTAGTGTCCAGTCGTGCACCGAACTGACCGTTCAATTGCCCGATCAGTTCGACGTGTTCATAGATCGGTTAGAGGCGTTAGATCGAGGCGTCCGAGCTGAGCTACGTCTCCAGGGCTTCACGCAGCTAGCGTCGCTGCCCTCTACCCACGATGTCCAGGACGGCGAGGCCTCCGTATGATCCACCGCTCCGCCACAACCGATCTGATGTTTTGCTTGGGCGCGCTTGATACCCCCGTCCGTAGTCGCCCTGGCACCTATCGCACTCAGCGTTGCGCGCCGCACTCAATGCGCTGCGATGCCGAACCCCTCCGCGGTGCACAGTGGCTGTGCCCGGTCTGTCCCTGCCCGTGGACGCGTCCCGTCGACGGCTCGCCCGAGCCAGCCAAGTACGCGCAGATGGTCCTGCGAGCGATTGTGCACCGTGGCGTCGTCTGTCGCAGCCCGAGCAACTCCGATCTGATCATCGAATCACTCGAGCGCACAGGGCTCGTCGTTGGGCTGCGCCCGACCCCGGCGGGGATCGCCTACGCCAATGGTCACAACTTCTGGACGGTGACGCAGTGACATCCTCAATCGAGTGGACCGATCTGACGTGGAACCCACTTCGGGGCTGCGAGAAGATCTCCGCCGGCTGCAAGCACTGCTACGCCGAGACGATCGCAAAGCGGTTCTGCAAGCCAGGCCTGCCGTACTTCGGGATCGCTACCGAGAAGGGTTGGACGGGCAATATCGGGTTCATTCCGTCGAAGCTCGCAGCGCCGTTTCGTATCAAGCTCGGCCGCCGAATCTTCGTCAACTCGATGAGCGACGTCTTTCACGAGCGAGTGAAGCGCGAAGACATTGCAACGCTCTTCGGAGTGATGTCAGTGTTGCCTAGACACACGTTTCAGCTGCTGACTAAGCGGCCCTTCGTCGCTGTTACCTGGTACGACTGGATCGCGAGCGCAGCACACGAACTCGGGTGCCAGCGAGCGCTGATTGCTCAGGAGCACGCTCACGAGTATCTCAGTGACAGCTTTCCTCTAATTGCTGAAAACGGCTCGTACCTGAGCGTGCCGTGGCCCCTCTCTAACCTTCACCTCGGGGTTAGTGTCGAGAATCAAGACGTCCTCGATTGTCGATTCCTCGAGCTCATGCTGTGCCCCGCGCATGTGCGTTGGCTGAGCTGCGAGCCACTACTCGGACCGCTCGACTTGACCGATAAGCTCGGCCAGTGGTCGGCGTGCGACTGCGACAGCAACTACCCAGTGGACGAAGACGGGTGCTGTCTGATGTGCGGCGAGGATTCGATCCAGTACGGCGTCGACTGGGTAGTCGTCGGCTGCGAGTCAGGACCCCATCGTCGACCCTGCAATGCTGACTGGGTGCGAAGCATCGTTGATCAGTGTCGCAAGGCCAACGTCCCGTGCTTCGTCAAGCAACTGGACCTCGGTGAGAGTGTATCGAACAAGCCTCACGAGTGGCCTGAGGATTTACGCGTCCGGATGTTCCCGGGCGAGAAATGGGCAACACCATGACCGGTCACGTCTTTGCTTCGTGCAACCTCGTAATCGAGGTGCTCGTTGGTCCGTTTGGGATCGAGGAGTCAATCGCGGACGTGCAAGAGCGCGCTCAGAGGTTAGCCCTCGAGATGCGCCCGAACCTCGGTCGAGTACTCGGGGCGCCTCGCGTCACGGGTTTACGTGTTGAGTGGTCGAATAAGGAAATGGAGTCGGAAAATGGCGAACAAGAAGTCAAGTAAGCGAGCAAGCAAGTCAGTGAGTAAGGCCGTCGCGCAAATCATGTTCACGGACGGTAAGCGCCGAGCGAACCCAGCGTCGAAGCGAACGCCGCAACCTGAAGCACCAGCCCCACCTGCGACCCCGACCATCAACCACCCGTTGACGGTCGGCAACACTGTCCTGATCCGCACGGTCACCCATTACCACGTCGGCAAGATCGTCCTGCTCGACGAGCGTGACATCGTTCTGGAAGGCGCATCATGGGTCGCTTCCACTGGTCGGTTCAACGACGCGCTCAAGAGCGGTAAGCTGTTCGAGCTCGAACCATTTACGCACCTCGTATCGGTGTCACGCGGAGCCTATGTAGACGCGACAATCTGGTCGCACGCGCTACCGACAGAGGTTGTGTGATGGTGAGTGCGGCAATCCTCAGAGCTGGCTACGACGCGTCGCGGTCGTGGTCGGGGTCGCGGTCGGGGTCGCGGTCGGGGTCGCGGTCGGGGTCGGGGTCGCGGTCGGGGTCGGGGTCGCGGTCGCGGTCGGGGTCGTGGTCGCGGTCGGGGTCGGGGTCGCGGTCGGGGTCGCGGTCGGGGTCGGGGTCGCGGTCGGGGTCGGGGTCGCGGTCGGGGTCGCGGTCGCGGTCGTGGTCGGGGATCTGGTGACCCAACATGACAACCGAACCCACACCCGAGCAATCAGCGTCGACACCTATTCGACTCGTTGACGCGTCGATCTGGCGAACTGAGCACGTCAAGCTGGAGTGTGGTTGCGACGCGCGCAAGGCCAAGCAGTACTTGCGCGCAGCTGGCGCTCGACCGTGTGGACGTGGCAACCGGGACTTGATGATTTCTAGGGAGGCTTTTCTGCGATGGCTCGACCGAAACGCATGCAAGGATTCTTCAAGGCAAACGGCCACTGGCACCTGAGAACCGATCCGGTCACCGGCAAAAAGCTTTCGACGCACTGCAAGATCGCCGACTCCGAAGGCGCCCTGCGTTTCCGCGAGGAGCGCAAGCGTTTGGCTGCCGCAAAAGCAACCGAAGTCACCAAGCCCGTCGCACCCAGCGACACGTATGGGGTTTGGCTCGACAAGCTGTTCTCGGCGAAGCGTGTCAAGGCCTCGGCTGGTGAGCTCTCGGAATCAACAATCGCCTATTACGAGTGCAAAGTGCAGCCGCTGCAAAAGTACCTGGGTGCGGTCGTGGTCGCTGACCTAACCCCGACGCACTACGACGACTACGTGACGGCGCGGCACGGCGATGGGGTCAATGGTCACACCATCAAGAAAGAGCTCGAGGTCGGCAACCAAGCGTTGCGTCGTGCCAAGCGCGCTGGTCAATGCCCGGTCGATATCGACTCGCTATTTCCTGAGGACCTCGACGGCTCTGTGACTCCCGGGATGCGCGCGTTGTCCCTCGATGAGTTCTGCCGCTTCTACCAATCAGTTCCCGGCGTTCGCTGGCAAGCCTTCGTGGTGATGTGCGTGCTCGGTCTGCGCAAGAGTGAGGCGCTTCGCCAAAGACCCGAGTATTTCGAACAGGTCATGAAGGCTGTGCGGCAGCCCGACGGATCAATGGCTGAGGTGCTCAGTTGGATCTGTTGGATTGACGGACGCAAGACAGCTAGCTCCGACCGAGCGATCCCAATCCTCAGTCCGTTCGTGCCACTCGTGCAGTCAGTTCTGCACGTGCTTCCGGTGGGTGAGCTGCACAGCTACGACCGCACCTTCAAGCTCGCCTGCGCCCGAGCGGGGATCCCGAACTGCAACCGCAACGACCTCCGACGCACCAACACGACCTGGCTAATCGAGCACGGTCTCGACGAGCGGACGGTGGCCAATCTATTGGGGCACAAAACGGTGCAGATGGCGCAAAGGCACTACAACCGTGCCCAAGCCATCGCTCTCGCCCCGGTCGCCGAAAACAAGCTCCTCGGGTCAGCGCCGATGGTGTTCGACATCCCCGGCCTCGAGTCCACTCCGGCGGGTCGCAGTCGCCGTGTCGACCGCTTCCCGGCTCTCCCGGGCGAGCAACCGGCGCTTCCCCCGGCGCTCGGAACTCCCCTCGCGACTGTCCACAAAACGTCCACGCCCTCAGTACGTGATGCGGAATCGAGGCGCACCCCGCAGGATTCGAACCTGCGACCCTCGGATTCGAAGTCCGGAGCCAGTCCTGAATCATTTCATGAAACTACGGTTTTTCTCGGTGCATCAACGTGCATCAACGTGCACGAACGTACCGCAACGTGGGTACGCACTGTCCACAAAACGTCCAGGTCGACAGGGGCCAATAGACCGGTCTCCTGCGGTCACCTAGTCCCGCTCGTCGCCTCCGACGGACACGTCGTCTCGTGGGTCGGAGTGACCGAGGAGGACGTGGAGCGCGACCTCGCGCCGCGCTCGGCTGACGTCACCCCGCCGGCTCGAAGGCGGGGTGCGGATGACCTGAGGGTCGACCGGCGCATGGCCGCGGCCTTCGCCGACCGGTTCGAGGGGCAGGTGGTGTCGTGATTGTCGGTGGCTGCCCTGGGTGCGGGACGATGCTTTGGTACTCGCATCCGACGGCGCCGGTGAAGTGCCAACTGTGTGGCCACGTCAGTGGGATTCCGTGTTCAGTCGCCGGTATATCGATAGCCAGCAGTCCAAACTCACCCAGTTTCGATCGTTCTCTGCTGGCCAGTGATCCATGCCCCGAGTGTGGGGTAATGCTCGTGCGCTCGTCGAAGCCCGGTAGGTGCCCGGAGTGTGGGTGCATTAGCGGTCCTGGTCGCGTTTCGTCGGGTTGTCCGACGAAGGCCAGGCGTCTCGTTCGTTGCCGGATAGGTCGTGGATTTCAGCGGCGCAAGCGCACGCAGTTGGGGGTGGTGCTATGAATTCGCTCCTACCGCGTGACGTCGAGGTTGGACCTCTCTGTATTCTCACGGGGACGCTTGGGCGGGTCGAACTTGAGACCGTTGCTGCTTGCATTGTGCTCTATCACCGAAAGGTAAGCCCCGACGCTTGGATCCCGGTCACTCGCCGGCAGATCGGTGAGTTCCTTCCAACCTGTGAGGCCATCAAACGGATCATTGGCAATCCGTTTTGGCGGCTTGACCTCTCCGGATTCATTCGCGGTGAGTGGATTTCAGGCTGGGAACTTCCTGGTCTTGAACACGCTGACGACTTTGGTGTGCTTACGCCTAAGTTCTTCATCGCGGTTGCGCTGGGGGTGGTGTCGTGACTCCACTTCGACGCGTGCGGAGAGTACTGAGGTGGATCGGCGAGTGCGGCCAAATGACGCCACAGTGCGAGTTCGTTCACCCGTCTAAGCGCTCTCATTCTGAGCGTTACTTGGCTAGATGCACTGAGGCGGACGATCTGTTGGGAACAGAGATCGAATTCATCGCAACGCTCTCGATAGTTGCAATCCTCGAGTTTGGCGATGGGAAGCGATTGGAGCGAAAGCTCGAGAAAGCGCGATTCAGCGACGAATACACCTGTCGTCATCTGTTTCCACGATCGGATGGTGCGTCTTGACGTTCATTCATAACCTTTCAGACCGACAGATGCTTCTTGCTGTGCTGACCTCGATTTGCGTTTTCGTCTACCTTGTCGATCGCGCCAGAGTCAGGCGTCAGCTGTCAGCCGTGTCCCAATCAGTGGTTGCCTTGGGGGCGCTCGCTACCGCCACAGCCGAACGTTTGGATGCTGCGTCTGGGCGTTTGGATGCTCAGGGTTTGCGGATGTCCGAGAACGAGAGATTGGCCGAATTCAACGTGCGACGCGTGAACATCGCACTCGACCGCATTGAGACGAAGGTTGGGAGGGTTCGATGACCAAGCGCGCAATCGTCACTGCTCCGATGTTCGACGGGCGGCGCATGTTCGAGCGTTTGCCAGAAGACTCGAAGACGTTGAGGCAATTCGGATCTGACGCGATTGGATATCGATGGGCTGGTCGCCAAGGCGTTCGCCAATGGCACCTGCGCTTGGCCCCAAGGACATACGTAATAGTCACACAATCAGAGCGTTCTCACTGGCGGGTGTCTGGGATTGAGTCGCTCGATACGGAGCACACCGTCGCTGGTGGTCCGCAGCGCGCAGCTAACGCTGCGGCGACTGCCGTTAGGAATTTGGCGAAAACACTGCTTGGAGCTGCAGCGTAATGACTAAGAAAAACAGAGTGCTTGTCTTGGCGTCGGTGTGGTGTGGTGCAATTGCACTGACCGTCGCTGTCGTGTGGTACCGGTCGCGACTGCCAGTGATTGAACTCGCAGGTGAATTCACGCTGCTTGCGGTGGTTGCGTCCCGCGTCGGGGTGGCTGCGGTCTACGCGTCACAGGTTCGACCGCGCTCATGGATCGAAACCTCCGGGGAGGTAGAGCCGTGATCGATGTCCCGTTCTATCTGCGCTCCGCGATCGAAGAGTCATTCTCGCCGGATCCCCATCTAGGGATTGCCGACGCGCGCACCGTCGAAGCGGTCGCGCAGTTCGTGCGCTGGATGTCGGCAGTGTCTAAGTCTCGCCGTCTTGAGCTTGCGAACGAGCCCTGGACAGGTAAGCCATCCGCGCGCCACTTCGAGCACGCTCTGAGCCACACCGAGGCCGCTCTGGTCTCCGTCGAGACTCGTATGGTCGAACGGTATCTCGACGAGGAGACGCGCCTACCCAATGCCGCGCATGCAGGGTTGCGGCTCGCTTTCGGTATGGCTCGTCACACCAAGGAGTATGGCCGATGAGTCGCCTTGATTTGCCGCACCCGATGGTCAAGTGGGCGGGCGGGAAGACCTCGAGCGCTGAGGTGATCCTGCAGTCGTTGCCGCCAATGATTGAGACCTACTACGAGCCGTTCTTTGGTGGCGGCGCAATCCTGTTTGCGCTTGCTCGTTCTCGACGATTCAAACGAGCGGTCGTGGGGGATATCAATAAGGAACTCCTCGAGGCGCACGCAGCTGTGCGCGACGACCTGCCTGGCGTGTGCCGCGCTCTTGTGCGCCTGGGACTCACGCGCGTCTCGCGCGAGAAGTACTACCGTGTCCGCGAGTCTCAACCTAGGACGCGTGCGGGTCGTGCTGCGCGTATGCTGTTTCTGAATAGAACCGGATACAACGGGCTTTATCGAGTGAACCTAAACGGTGGGTACAACGTGCCCTACGGCAACCACTCGTCTTGCGTCATTGACTACGCGAACCTCGAAGCCGTCTCGCTCGCACTGCGTTCGGTGCGGCTCATTGTGGGTGACTTCACGGAGATCTGTGAGGGAGCCGAGCCAGGTGATGCGGTCTACTTCGACCCGCCCTACTTGCCGGAATCAAAGACAGCTCGGTTCACGGCGTACTCAGCGGGAGGGTTCAGCCTAGGCGACCACAGGCGTCTAGGGCGAACCTACGAGGCCCTAGCGGTCGCTGGTGTCCACGTGGTCGCATCCAACGCTGCAGTGCGTGGAGCTGAGAAGATCTACGAGAGGATCCCGGGCACTGAAATCTACGAAGTGCCGGTCGCTCGCGCGATCAATTCGAACGGCAAACGTCGAGGGCGAGTCGGCGAGCTGTTGATAATCAATCGAGGGAGTTCCCTCGGAGAAAGCAGAAGTAATGGCAACTGAAGAGGACGAACTCGAGTCCGAGTCCGGACCGCGTTCATTCGCGGTTTTCATCCGCGAGATCTGCAGCGGCGAGATCGAGAAGGAAGCTGCTGCAACCATGCAGAGCTTGCTTTCGGTTCTGGAGGATGAGGCAACCCAGAAGGCCGGCAAAGCAAAGGGTTCACTCAACCTGACTTTGGCCTTCGAGGTCGACAACAAAGGCAACTGCTCAGTTGCTTTCAACGTCGAGAAGAAGGAGCCAAAGAAGCTGCGTGGCGGTGGCGTGTGTTGGATTGGTTCCGGCTCCAACTACTCGCTCGATCCGCCGCGACGCCGACAAGGGATTCGAGAGGTCGAGAAACCAACCAAGGCAATGGCCGAACCCGCAAAGCGTTCGGCGAGGAGCGTGTGACGTGCCCGAAGTAAATTCAGAAGCAAAGGCGATTATTGAGACTGTTGAGCGCCTGAACCTCGCGGAGTTCGTTGAACTCGGCGGAGACAACAAGGCGGTGATCCTACCGAAAGGGAAGGAGCTGCATAGCCTAAAGAAGTTGCGCGACGAGTATCTGACGGCTCCCGAGCGCAAGAAAGGAACGGCATTCATTTGCGAGCCGGGATCATTTGTTGAGCACGTGAACAGAATGCAGGACGAACACTCGGTGCTCTTCGCGTGTGTCGACCGCGATAAGCCGAGTGTGACAGCCGTCTACGACTATCATCAAAAAGACGGCGCTCCACGATTCGGTCAGCATCGTGCACATTACCCTTTCCCTCTCTCGGACGAGTGGAAGGCGTGGATGGGTAGAAACGGCTCCGAGAACTCGATGAGTCAGGAGGACTTTGCTGAGTTCATCGAGGATCGAATGATGGATCTTGCTCAGCCGTCGCTGGCGGGTGCGCGCACGCTTGCATACGTGGAAGCAATCCAGTGCGAGCTTGCAACCCCGTCGCAGGTTGCAACCCTATCTCGTGAGTTGTCGATACGAGTAGATCAGAACCTCGTTCAGCAGGTGAAGGTTTCGTCAGGTGAATCACAGATGGTGTTCCGTGAGGAGCACAGAGACACGAATGGCGCACCTCTGAAGGTGCCTGGCGCGTTCCTGATTCAGATCCCAATCTTCACTGGAGGAATTGAGGCTGTATTGCCTGTGCGGCTTAGGTTCCGAGTTGCGGGTAGATCTGTGAATTGGCACTACGAGATTGCGCTCGTTGACGCCCTGTTCAAGCAGGCCATCGACGAGGAGATCAAGAAGATACAGGCCGGCGTTGAGCTGCCTGTGTTCGTTGGGTCGCCTGAGTGCTGACGAGATAAGCGTTTGAATTTCCCAACCAGTGGACGTTGATCCACTGGTTGGGATTGCGAGTGGAGCACATGCGGTATGTCTTGGATAAAATTGGACCCCGGGTTTGAGGATCACGCGAAGGTGAAGCCGCTTTCTGATGCCGCGCATCGGCTTTGGATTCGTGCTGCGTGCTGGTGTCGTCAGACAGGATCGGAGGGGTTTGTCCCTCGCGAGATGCTCGCTTCTATCGCCAATAACTCGGCGCCACCGAACCGCATTGAGCGACTAGCCAAGGAACTGGTTGACGCTCGCGCCGGTGGCATCTACAAGGTCGGACTATGGGAGATCGTAGACGGGGGCTGGCTATTCCACGATTGGGCGGACTATCAGCCAGAGCTCCCCAAACTGAGTCGCTCCGAGGCGGCGAGCGTCGCCGGAAAGCGCTCGGCTCAGGTGCGAGCCGAGAAGCACGGAACGTCGCAGCCTGTTCGCGTCGAACGTCCACCGAACGATTCTCGAACGTTCGAATCGAACGAAACCGAATCGTTCGACGGTCGTTCGACGAACGTCGTTCGAGCTGTCGTTCGACGAACGACCGTCGAACGTCCCGAACCTCTCGATCTCGATCTCGATCTCAGATCAAATCTTACCCAAATCTCTTCCCAAAGGCCTGAAAGCTCGTCGCAGGCTCGCCCTGCGGGCTCGGGCGTGGGTGAGAATGAGTCAAAAAAACCGGAGAGTTCGCCGGTTGTACGTCGCAGAGTGCGCCTGTCAGACCTCGAGCAGGACTTCCCAGCGCTGTGCCGAGCGCTCGAGATCAACCCGAACGACGCCAGCTTCCACCCGGTCCAGTCGCGTCCCGAGGTTGTTGAACTGCATCAGGCTTGGTGCGCTGCTACTGGCCTCGAGCCGCGCCGCCTGGGGTCGTTTCAGCGCGATGGCGGTGTCAGGGCGATCTGTGCGCTTTACGCCCTGGACTATTCGCGCGACGACCTGATCGCGCTCGTCCAGTGCGCCGGAAAGGACAAGTGGATCATGGGCTTGGAAGACGGCCCCAATGGGCGACCCAAAGACATTGCGGTCCTGTCTCCGGCGAAAGCCGGTGCCCTGCTTGACCTCGCCAAAGTTGCTCAGCGCAAAGCCGAGCGAGCGAAATCGAAGCTCGACGCTGAGCGAGAGAGGGAGCGAGCGACTCGCGAGGAGGAGCGCTCCCGCGCTAATGCGCCGCGCCCGGCGCCAGTCGATATCAGTAGGCTGTTCGCGTCGGTTCCCTCGACTGGATTCACGGCGCCCTCGAAGCGGGGATCGGTAACTGCGCCCACGGTGCAGAGATCATTGACCGCTGAGGAGATCGATAGAGCCTTGGGGCTTGATGGGCAGGTGGCCAATGCTTGACTGCCCAGCCTTCGGAGCAGGTGTCCAAGCCTGGCAGGATTGGGTCGACGTCGTTGCGCCGCTTCACGGGCAACCCGACCGCGAGTTACCAGAGCAGTTGCGTTCGCTCACGCGCAACCCGTTGCGCGACGTCGCGGCCGTTGCCGCTGAGAACTGGTACCGTACCCAAGAGCGTGACCGTTGCAGGCGTTCGTTCTCGCAGCCAACTCAGGCGGAGCTTTTTGAAGGGATTGATGATCTATGACCAAACCTCAAGAGTGTTTCATGATCTGGCTCCTCGGACTGTACGGCGTTTTCATGATTGGGGTCTTACCCGCTGGCGACGTCATGGGTTGGTGGAAACCGAGCCATGGCGCAGAGGCTGATCCGTTATGCTTCAGCTCGAACGTTCGCGAGCTGTGTTGCCCGTCTGCGTGCGCAGTCCGTGCCAAGCGCATGCCTAGTGACGCCGATCGAACCCTGCGAGCCTGTTGGATGTCGCTTGGGTGCAAGGGTTCGGCGCCGTCGAGTGTGGGGATGTTCTGCGATTGCGGGGCACGATAATGGCCGCGGTCGATACGTGCGATGATCTGCTCCAGTTTGGGGTGTTCATCCTTCCCGATCCATCCGAACCTTGCTTCTGCGGTGACCCCCACGACGACGAGCCACCGCGAGTGGTCGTCGAGGCGGATCCCTGTGAGATGTGCTGCGAGGATGAGCGATGAGCTGGCAGCTGTACATTGACGATCTGCGCCACGGTTTCCACGTGACGTCCAAGGCGTCAGATGGATCTGTTGAGCGGATAGATCCGAAGCGGTTGAAGTGGGACAGCGCGCACGGCGTCTTTTTGCTGTCAGAGGTGGAGCATCAGAAGTTGGCCACATTCTTTCGGCTGTGCGGGAGCGATCCAAGGCAGGCGCGTCATCGGTCGATCGTTCCTCGCTCGTCGTTGGGGTCGGGCGTGGTGAAGGCGAACCAAGTTGTCTGACCTATTTGCCAGGGTAATGGCGTGGGGCGTCTCCACGGTCTTCGGTTCGCAGTTCGATCCTTGTCGTCAGCCGCTGAACTCCACGTGCGGCAACTGTGGAGCGCCAGGTGTGGCGGGTCGCTGCGGGTACTGTGGTGTCCAGTCAAACCGGCCCCCCGGGTCAACAGTGGTGGGAGTCTCAGGGCCGTGTGGGGGTCCGTGTGTGACTCCAGCCATTTTGGCGC